GGCTTGGCAGGTACATTACCCACTATCGAAATAATTTCTTTGTGCCAGATAAGAGAAATCAGCAGATGGTTTTCTCCTACAAGCCAAGACCCGGTGCGGAGGATGCCATTTACAGACTGATTTCGGACATTACGATTTCTATGAAATCAGCGGATTTTCTAAAAATGCCGGAATGCATCATAAACGAAGTGCCTGTTGCCCTTTCGGAAAAAGAGTGGTCAGTGTACCAAGCCTTAAAAGAGGATATGGTGGTAGACCTTAAGGATGAGGAGATTGATGCCGTAAATGCTGCAGCACTATCCGGGAAACTTCTTCAGATGGCAAACGGTGCCGTCTATAACGAGGAAAAAGAAGTCATTCACATCCATGACCGAAAACTGGATGCCCTTGAAGATTTGATTGAGGGTGCAAACGGAAAGCCTGTGCTTGTGGCATATTGGTACAACCACGATTTGCAGAGAATTAAAGAGCGTTTTTCGGTAAGGGAAATAAAAACAAGCCAGGACATCAAGGATTGGAACAATGGCAATATCCCCGTTGCCGTTATCCACCCTGCCAGTGCAGGACACGGCTTAAATATCCAGTTCGGCGGTTCTACGATTATATGGTTTGGGTTGACCTGGTCACTGGAACTTTATCAGCAGACCAACGCCCGCTTGTGGAGACAGGGTCAAAAGAGTACCGTGGTCATCCATCATATTATTGCGAAAGACACCATTGATGAGGATGTGATGAAGGCACTTCGTAAAAAGGAAAAAATCCAATCGGCACTTATCGATTCCGTAAAGGCAAGGATTGGAGGTGCTGCCCATTGACCGACCCTTATGAAAATCTTGCAAACAGCATCATCCTCTTAGCCGTAAAGGACTACAGGGATGCCTTGAAAAAACTCAAAAAATGGCCCAGAAATGAATCAGCGAAAATGATGAAAGATGAGGTGGAGAGGTTCTTCCGCTCTGCGTGGTTTAGGGAACTTACCTCAGTGTATGGAGAGTTTTTAATCTCCAAATTACAAGCGGAGGTGGAAGAATCGTGAAAGTAAAAGAATATTTAGGCCAGGCATACCGTCTTGACCAAAGAATCAACTCGGATATTGAGGAACTTGGGAAACTGAGGGAAATGTCGAGCAGTATTTCTTCTCCCACATGGGAGGAGCGTGTGCAGACTTCAAGAAATACGGATGCACCTTTTGTACGCAGCGTTTTTAAGATTATGGAGTTGGAGGATAAAATCAACGCCGAAATCGACAACCTTGTGGAACTGAAAAAGCAGATACGCACGGTGATTGATGAGGTCGCCAATACCGATGAGCGTATGGTTTTGCGTTACCGTTACATCCACAACCATACCTGGGAGCAGATTGGGGATGAACTCCACGCCGACAGAACCACGGTGTACCGTTGGCATAACAGTGCCATCAACCATGTGACCATGCCGGAAAATCCAATCAAAATATAAAGCCTGCACACTTTGCAACACTTTGCAACAAGATACCACAGTGGCATTTATGATATGATATAATCAGCGAAAAGCAGAATGAAACCAAGCCTTGAGGGAGCAATCCTTCAGGGCTTTTCTTATGCCCCGAGGAGGTGAAACAAGTGCCAAGAAGACCAAAGCGACCGTGTTCTTTCACCGGCTGTCCCAACCTAACGGACGGGAGGTTTTGTGAGGAACATGAGAAGCAGGAAAACAAACGCTACGAAACCTATGACCGTGACCCCGCAGTAAGGAAACGCTACGGCAGAGCATGGAAACGAATCCGTGATAGCTATGCCGCCGCCCATCCACTGTGTGAGAAGTGTGAGGCCGAAGGAAAACTGACAGCAACCGAAGAGATACATCACAAGTTGCCATTGTCACAGGGCGGAACCCATGCAAGAGAAAATTTAATTGCTCTTTGTAAGTCCTGCCATGCGAAGATTCACGCAGAAAGTGGTGACCGTTGGCATAATCACTGACCCGGTAGGGGTGGTCAAATCTCCGGGACCTATATCCCGTGCAACGGGCGTGGGGTTTCGTGTGAAAAAATTGCGAAATCAAAAGGGTAATAAGGCCCGCAGACAGAAAGGCGGTGAGAATCGTGCCAACAAAATCGAATAACACAGGCGGCCGTGGCGGAAAACGTCCGGGTGCAGGTCGTAAGCCGAAGTCCAATCTGGAAAAGGCACAGAACGGCAACCCCGGCGGTCGCAAACTAACGATGCTGGATATCCCCGATGTGGAAGGTATCCAGATGCCGAAACCAAATGAACTGCTCAGTGCAAAGCAGCGTGACGGTACAGAACTGAGAGCAAAGCAGATTTATGAGGATACATGGAACTGGCTCAATTCCATCGGTTGTGCGGGTTATGTTTCCCCACAGACCATTGAACGTTATGCCATGTGTGTGGCGAGATGGTTGCAGTGCGAGGAGATGACAAACGAGCTGGGATTTTTATCAAAGCATCCCACAACAGGAAAGCCTGTCACCTCCCCGTTTATCAATATCGGCATCAACTATATGAACCAGGCCTCAAGGCAGTGGGACAACATCATGCAAATCGTAAAAGAAAACTGTTCCGTGGATTTCTCCGGTACCAATCCGAATGATGACCTGGAACGACTATTGCACCAACGAAAGGGGTTTTAACCATGATTGAAAAAGTAAATCCGAGCCATCCGGACAAGGTGGCAGACAGAATCGCAGGAGCCATTGTGGATCTGGCTTATGCAAAAGAAGAAAATCCGAAAATCGCAGTGGAGGTTCTCATCGGTCACGGTGTGTGCCACGCTATCATTGAAACCACAGCAGATTTGAATAAGGCAGAAATCATCAGCGCCGTGCATCGCATCGCAGGTGTGATGGATACGGACATCGTTATCGTTCCCCAGGATAAGCACCTGTCAAACAATCAGAAGGACGGCATTCGCTGTGGGGATAACGGTATCTTCAAGGGTATGCCTCTGACACAGGAGCAGGAGGAACTTTCCCGCATTGCCCGTGACATTTACGGCAGATGCCCTTATGACGGAAAGTACATTATGGACGGTGTTCGCCTGATCATCTGCCAGAGCAATGTGGAAACGGCAGATTTGAAGAGACTCTATTCCGGTGCGGAAATCAATCCTCTCGGTGACTGGACCGGAGGCACGGATGTGGATACGGGTGCTATCAACCGTAAACTTGGCAGTGATATGGCTGACTCTGTTACAGGCGGCGGTCTTCACGGCAAAGACCTCAGTAAGGCGGATGTGTCTGTGAATGTGTATGCGTTCCTAAAAGCACAGAAAACCAAACAGCCTGTGCAGCTTTGCTGTGCCATTGGAGATGACACCATTGATGGCAAGCCTTATGCGGAAATCGTAGCCATTGCGAGAGAGTACATTCAGAACCTCGGTGGCTTTGAGAAGTTCGCTGAATGGGGTCTGTATTAAGGAGGGCGCTATGGGAAGAACAACAACGCAGATGGAACTTGTTTCCATTACAAAATTAGTGCCGTATGTGAATAACGCCCGTACCCACTCCCCGGAGCAGATTATGAAGCTCCGTTCTTCGCTGCGAGAGTTCGGCTTTATCAATCCTGTCATTATTGATAAGGATTACGGCATCATTGCCGGACACGGCCGTGTGATGGCTGCAAAGGAAGAAGGCATCGATGAAGTGCCTTGTGTTTTCGTGGACTATCTTACCGAGGCACAGAAGAAAGCCTACATCCTTGCCGACAACCGTATGGCGCTTGACGCAGGATGGGATGAGGAAATGCTGAAAATCGAAATCGAGTCCTTGCAGGGCATGGATTTTGATATCGGTCTTGCAGGCTTTGACGATGACGAAATCGCAGACCTTTTTGCCGGAGATGATAAATCCGATGTGGAAGAGGACGATTTTGATTTAAGCGATGCCCTGGAAAAGGCTGCCTTTGTGGAGCGTGGCGATGTGTGGACGGTGGGCAGACACAGACTGATGTGCGGTGACGCCACCAATCCCGATGATGTTGCTACGCTGATGGATGGCAAGAAAGCCAACCTTGTGCTGACCGACCCTCCGTATAATGTAGCCTTTGAAAGTTCCGATGGTCTGTCCATCAAAAACGATAAGATGGCAAGCGAGAAATTTTATGAATTTCTGCTTTCGGCATTTCAGAACATGGCTGCACACCTGGAAAAAGGCGGTGCTGCTTATGTGTTCCATGCCGACACGGAAGGCTTGAATTTCCGTAAGGCATTTATTGATGCAGGCTTTCATCTTTCCGGCTGTTGTATTTGGGTGAAAAATTCCCTGGTGCTTGGCAGAAGTGATTATCAGTGGCAGCACGAACCTGTGCTTTACGGTTTCCTTCAGAACGGCAAGCACTACTGGAGCAAAAACGCAGGCAGAAGCCAGACCACCATCTGGAACTTTGATAAGCCGAAGAAAAATAAAAACCATCCGACTTCCAAGCCTCTTGACCTTTTGGCATATCCCATCGGCAATTCCAGTCGTGAGAATTCCATTGTGGTCGACACCTTTGGTGGCAGCGGTTCTACGCTGATGGCTTGCGAGAAAACAAACCGTATCTGCCATACGATGGAGTTGGATGAAAAGTACGCATCGGTCATCCTCCGCAGATATGTGGAAGATACGGGTGATGCAGACGGTGTCTTTGTTATCCGTAACGGTGTGCAGATACCGTATGCCGACCTTGTGAAGGAGGTTGGCACAGATGAATAAGAAACCTATGACCCTCGGCAGCCTTTTCGATGGCTCCGGGGGATTTCCTTTGGGAGGCTTGATTTCCGGCATTACCCCTTTGTGGGCATCGGAAGTTGAGCCTTTTCCTATTCGTGTAACAAGCAAGCGTATCCCGCAGATGAAACACCTCGGAGATATTTCTGCCATAAGCGGTGCGGAGGTTGACCCCGTGGACATCATCACTTTCGGTTCTCCCTGCCAGGATATGAGTGTGGCGGGAAAACGCAGCGGTCTTGATGGAGAACGCTCCTGCCTGTTCTACGAAGCAATCCGAATCGTAAAAGAAATGAGGTGTAAAACCAATGGCGAATATCCAAGATACATCGTGTGGGAAAATGTCCCCGGTGCCTTCTCCTCAAACGCAGGAGAAGATTTCAAAGCCGTCCTCGAAGCAGTCGCATCCGTCAAAGGCGACTATGCTGTACCTTGTCCTCCAAAAGGAAAATGGACAGGAGCAGGAGAACTGTTGGGAGACGGTTTCAGTATCGCATGGAGATGCGTTGACGCGCAGTATTGGGGAGTTCCCCAGAGAAGAAGACGTATCTATCTTGTCGCAGATTTTAATGGTGGGTGTGCCGGAAAAATATTATTTGAGTCAGAAGGCTTGCTTAGGAATCTTGAGGCGAGCCGATGCCCGTGGAAAAGAACTGCCGGAACTTCTGAAGAAAGCACTCCTGCGACAGGCATCGTCTTAAATGACCAGGGTGGCGACCGAATGGATGTCACCGATGATGTGACCTGCACCCTCCGTGCCGAGGCACACCATCCACCTTGCGTGATGGAGTCTGCGGGATTTTGTACGGAGCATTCTGCCGACAGCCGTGGCATTGGCTATGAGACGGAAAAATCTCCAACGCTCCGAGCGGGCGTTGTTCCTGCAACCGTTTATGAAAATCACTCCCAGGATACCCGCTATGTGGGTCCCCTTGATGTGGCACAGACCGTGGCGGCTACTTACGGCACAGGCGGAAACAATCAGCCGTTTGTGGTAGAGCCGACCGCTTTCGGTGTCTGCTCCAAGGACAGCAATGCCATGAAATCGGCAAACCCCAACAGCGGTTTTTATAAAGCAGATACCTCCCGTACCCTTGATGGGAACGGTGGTAACCCTACCTGCAACCAGGGCGGCATTGCCATCGTGGAAGGCAACGGCTTCCGTCCTTCCCACCACGGTAACGGTTATGCGGAAAGTGATGTCATGTACACCTTAAATACCGTTGACCGCCACGCCGTTGTTTACGCCATTGACCGTGAAAGTTATAACTGCGGTCAGAACTTCGCAAGGAATATGGGAATCAGTGATGAGGGTGTCAATTCCACACTGAAAGCCACGGGACCCGATGCGGTTGCCGTTCCCACCTACTCAAGCAGCAAGGCATCGTTCTTTACTTCTGCGGAAGAGGAACTTGCCAACACTTTAGTAGCTACGGATTACAAAGACCCTCCGCTTGTCAATGACACAGATTCGGATCTGGAATACATTGTCCGCAGACTCACTCCAACGGAGTGTGCAAGGCTCCAGGGATTTCCGGATTGGTGGTGTGCTGACCTTGGTGAGAAACTTCCTTCTGAAGAGGAACTCACACGGTGGGCAGAAATCTTTGAAACACATCGTAAGATTGTGGGAACATCAAGCAAACCAAAGACACGAAAACAGATATTCAAGTGGCTGCAAAACCCTCATTCTGATTCGGCGGAGTATAAGATGTGGGGCAACGGCGTGGCACTGCCCAATGTGGT